ACAGGATTAAGTTGGGGTTGCTTCGATTCCCACTCATCTTTACCCACCAACATACCTGTCCATTCTTTCCGCATATCTCTAAGTTTATATGCGGCCCCCGAACGATCCGATATACCTAACGCATATTTATCTGAAGCATATTTTCCCATAATCACACGGCACTTATAAAGGTATACGTTGGAACTAAATTAATAGAGGGCATGTCGCGATCTTCTTGAGCCGCTCGCAAATACTCTTCTTCATACAACCCTTTGAGAAGTTGAACTTTCTCTGGAGCTTTTTTAAGGGCTAAATAATACGCCAAACCTGCGACTAAACAGGGGTAAAACCGGAACGGCATGTCTACGGTATTTGCTGAAGTATCAGCATCATCCATCCGTACCAAGCGGTCGTAGATCAATTGATCCGTACTATTTTCAGGAGAAGGCCAGACCTTAACAACAGGCGTAATCTGTCTATCCACAAAATATTGGACGGGACGCCCCGTCGTAGTTTTATCCGGAATGCTTAAATAAGTGTCCCGACTAACGGCACTAATAGAAAGGTCCGATCCACTACGTCTAATCACCGCCGATAACGTATCTATTGTAGATTGAACATTTTCCAAGGAAACCACAGAAGATACCGTAGTAGTAGCCCCACTGGTTCCTCCGGTAATGGTTTCCGCTGCGGCGAAAGTACCAGAAGGAACCGTAATGGTCATAGAAGTAGCAGAAGGCTTAGTAATAACAGATGCCGTAGCCGCACTCGTACCACCCGTAATAGTTTCACCTACCGTGAAACTACCACTTGCCGCCACACTCATAGTTATTGTTCCTACAGGATATTCAAGAACCCCAACCACAAGGTTTTGGGTGACCCGCTCAATGGTCCATTGATTAAGACCACGATTAGCCCAATCTGCAAAAAGAAAGTTTAAAGACCTACGAGCAGTGCGGGCATCATAACCTGTCCGTAACTCTAACCCACAACGCTCAAATGCTTCTTCTACATATTCCGCTACATTAGGTTCAAAATCCTTAGATCCAGAAACAGCCATGATAAAAACAACCTTCCATACTATTTCTGCATCAGTAGTCTTTAATCATACGCAAAACTACGTTGTAGGAATCTCCCGCTGTACCCGCCCCCGTGGTGGTAAAAAGAACATCACCGTTAGGTGACGTTCCTAGTTTTGACGAAAGACCACCAAAAGCAGACATATCAACATGGTCCGTAAAATCAGAAGGAAGATGCGTTATAAAAATATCTGTACTAGCGTCAGATAAAATCTCTACCGTCATCCCAACCGTAGAGTACCATATCTCAGCAATACGAACGGCGGAACAAGTGTCCCCGTCCGCACTAGATTGCAAATCAGATACATTGACTTTTGTAACACCACTCTCGTTCCCCGTATCTACATATTGATATGTAAAGCTCATTATAGCTTGACGAGGACCATCTAAAATTGTGGTAGAAGTAACTACATCAGCCATAATTTACCCCTATTCTTTGATCAACCCAGAAAGCACCATCGCCTTGTGTGCAGCACTACCGGGAGGTGGAATCTCCAAAGCAACCTTTTTCTTTCGTTCAGGTTTCTTCTTTTCCGTCCAAGCTTCATTCTCAGGCGTAGCCGGATCATCCCCAACAAACTTTCCTTTGGTGGTCCGCGTTCTGGTTTTTGCCATGTCTCACCTATTATGGTTGTTTGTTGTACTGAACCATACCATCCGTGGTACGCTGTGCTACCGTCAAGAGATAATCACAATCAACCTTATTGGCCGCAGCTTCACCAGCTACAGCAGCAACCCACGTAGTCATTTGAGAAGTGGGGATATTATCCGTAGTCGTTGTAACCAGCTTCCGGTCAACATAAAATTCCACCTGCGAAGTACCACGAACAACAAAGCCCAATCTACGATCACCACTAATGGTACTCCCGGAAACGGAACCATCAGCCATGTCTACACCAGTATCTGTTTTAGTTTCGGTGCCTCCACTGTCACAAACAGCATAAATATCTGCTGCTTCATCCACAATCAAAAATCCTATTTGGTTATTGGTCGCAAAAGGAACCCCTGTAGCTAAAGTACCATTTTCACATAAACCAACAAATACATCCATTTGATCCGCATCTGTCGAAACGATACGGGTTTCAAAGTATATGTTCTTACTGGCCTCTGGTCCCCAGATTTCATTACCTTGAAGAGAGGCACCTGTGTTGTCTGATCCAGTACCGGCAATTTCGTACCAGCCGCCAACAGCGTCAGCTAAAATAGCACCTGTACCACTGGTAAGTTGTGAATAGGTCCAATCATTGGTCCCATCAACTGCGATCCCAGTAAAATCTTCATACTGGAAAACATAATCAGGGTTTGTTTGGATTGGTAAGTTCGTGAACCATGCGCCACCAGCAGTTTGATTAGCTCCACCACTATATGCCACGGGTCCAGAAAAACGTGTAGTACTCATAAATACCTCCTTACGAAAGGTTTCGCCCTAGAGTCTTCGTAAGCGTCTGCTGGGTCAGTCGCTAGGGCTAAAATCATCCCAGAAAATGGAGGGAGGTTACCCTCCCCCCGTATTCTTTTCTCTTTACGCTCCTGGCGATCCAAAGATACCACGAGGATCAGACCAGCCAAACGCATAGCGTTCCCTGGCTTTATACCTCACATTCCCGGTATCGAAGTCACCTTCCATTGAAGTACGAACTGCCGTCCGGTTGAAACCTTTCAAACCGTTTGGCGCATCCGTCTTAATGAACCACGCATCCGTATCCGTCAGGAAATGGTTAACGGCATAACCATCCGGAAGCATACCCATGTTCCGAATAGCATTTATGTCATTATCCGCAGTTCCTGGACGAAGTGTGGATTCCAAGAGACGATCTACGGTAAATTGAAGTTCCTTTGGAACAATCATTTTAGTACCGCTAACCGCAACTTTTAAGCCACGCTCATCAACGAAACCAGCAATATCAATGAGAGCTTGCTCTAAGCTAGTCTCATTAAGATCCGCTGCCGTTGAAAGCTCGTTCCGGAAAGTGCTGCCGTTTGCAAGAGTGTGTGCTGTTGAGCAAAGCTCAAGACCATCACCACCTGTATACGTGCTGTCGAAAGCATTGTTAAGGATTGCAGCACCCTTAACTTGTTTCGTCTGGCTCATGCTACGTGCAAGGGCCTTTGTATACCGACTAGCAAGTCGATCATAAAGGTTATCCTCAATAGCTTCTTCGGTAATGGAGAATGCCAAGGCAATCGTCTCCATCGTATAACGAGCCGTGTATACTTCTTGCGCGTCATCAAATGATTGATCGTATTCCAAACCAAACAATGCGTTTAGGCCGGGTTCCAACTCTTTGACAAGTTGGGCTCTACTAATAGCCATTTCTCAGCCCTCCTATACGCCTGTGGTTGAAACAGTACCAGCAGCAATAGCACCGTTGGCACTATTGAAGTGGTTGTTCACCCGGATTAAGGCAGGAATGCCAGCAGCCGAAAAATCCTCGTTCATCGGATCTTCTTCCCATCCAAGAATACGCAAATTCAACGTATTCGTAGTATTGATGGTGCTAACTGCTAAAGTACACGAAGATTGTCCGGTAGTGGTACTACCACTGGTAGCTGTTGCAAAATCTGCATTTGCAAAAGCTGCGGCTCGTGCTATCGCTTTACTTGTCCAAGTAGCATCCGTTGCAATACTAAAAATTTGCATGGGATCGTCTGCCACAAACGCCTTTACAGGGTGATTACTATCCGCCCCTGATCCAGGCCAATGCATACTCCACGTGGGTTTCCCCGTAGTGCTTGAGACATACCTACAACCTTGGAAAGAGCCAAGAAGACCAACACTACCACCTGAAGCAGATCCTACAATGTCAATATATCCCGTACTAAGGGGAATGACAGGAGAGCCTTGGTAGATAACGTTGGAATTACCGTTGGCAATTTCATAAAGTGTATAGCCTGAAACACCCGTGGAATTGGAGTTTTGACCCATTTTACCTACAGGTCGAAGCCCCCAAGCTCCATTGGTATTAGCCATATTTTCGCTCCTTAAAGCAAATCGAGTTAACAGTAAGTCCTAAAGTTCAGTTTTAGGACCTCCAAACGTAACACGCGATTGACGTTCAGGTTTCTGAATCGCCATCGAATGATGTTGGGTCTCCTTCATAAGATCATTGTCAACCGCTTGCATTGCATCCGCATTCATTTGCGTAAAGTAATCCTTGCGCTCTTCGACAATCTCCGTAGGAATACGAGCCAACAACAAACCTCCTACACCAAAAATACCTTCATATCGTCCAGTATCAATAGTCGGCGCTTCAAAATCAGGGTATTCGTCTTTCCGAACCAGTTCCCAACCTTCCCGTACACGGGCCGATATGTTCTTCCGGTCATCAAAACCCCTTACTTCTGCGCGTATCCATCGGTGAACATAACCTTCCGGTGGAGGGGGAGCATCCAATAAGGATGGGGGTCTCCAAGGTTGCCGACGCGGCTTCGCTGCACGGGTCTTGGAGGCGCGAGGAGTCTTATCAAGAGTTTGTTCAGCCATTGCTGCCTCCTAGCGTTTTTTGTTTCGCGTACTCGTCTAAAGGAACTCCTAGCTTATTTGCTATTGCAACCTCACTTGGAGATAACCTCACTGTTTTGCGCCCAGTACTGCTGGAGCGAGTAGCAGATGCCACGGCCTGTTGAGGCTTTCGACCATCTGATACGGAAACCGTTGTCC